TATTATTTGTAATTGTCACTGTAGGTGTACCCGTTGATGTAACAAGTATAGATTTAATAACAATAGTTTCATTAACTGCAGGAACACCAGATCCTAATGGTGTAAGTGCACTACCTGTTGTACTGTTATCTATACCTACAAATTTATATTGGTTTACAACTGCCATTAATCTAAAAAGAAACTTCTAGCTTCTATCTCCTGTTTTAATTCTTCTTGAAATGTAGTGTTAAGTTTTTCCAACACCGCATCTAAATCCCTTACTAAGTTCTGAGCTACGTCTTCTTCATACTCTGCGCTTGCTCTAGTTAATGATTGTACTATCTTTGCCATTATAAACTTGCGATGCCTCCTCTACGATAACCACTATGTAATCCTCCTGGACCAGAACTGTGTCTTGATGATCTAGAAGAAGATGACTTAGAAGAAGATGACTTAGAAGAAGATGACTTAGAACTACCAGATCCGCTTCCGTTACCACCAGATCCTATAGAACCCATTCCTGTGTAAGTTGGACCCGTTTGTGTTGGAGTTGGCGCACTCATGAATTCATCTACTTTATCAAACTCATCCGTAGTTAAATTTTCTAATTCTTTTTTTGCTTTATTTAATTGACTTTGTTGAAAGTCTGTAAAACCAGTTGTTTTTGTTTTAAAAGGACCAATACCAATTGTATTATATCCTTTTGTTTTTTTAGCTTCCATCTTATCAATATACTTTTGTAAATTTTTTCCGTAATCGTTTGTTCCAAACATAGAAACAACATTCTTACCACGTAGTACAGAGTCAGGACCGTATTGCAATAAACCACTACTTTGATTTTTTCCAATCATTCCATCCATACCCGATAGATAATCTATTTGTCCTTGAAGTTCAGGATTATAATTCATTGAACCTTCTCTTAATGGGTTTCGCATATAAGATAAACCTAAACCTGCAGCTAGTAATGGTAGTCCCATACTCATTTTTCCACCACTTATTGCACTTTTAAAAACTTGATTACCAATCATTTTCATTGGATTAATACTAACTTTGTTATTAGTAAAAGGCATTCCAAATGTAAACTTAGGGTTTCCTGATTGTTTATCTAAACCTAAAAGTTTTTTAGCAACATCAAAACCATATTTAGCAGCCAGTGATTGTAATAACGCTTCCATTATCGTCTTCCTCCAGTTTGTATATCTAACCTAAAAGTACCTAGTTTCCAACTAGTATCTACTGCAGTATTTGATATTGTAAGAGCTATAGCTCTACCTCTAGCACGTGTGTCTACTTTATCTGTTGTAGATGTTACAGTAAATGGACCTAACGATGAGCTAGCAGCTGTATCATTAGGGTAGTTTCTTAAATCTAATTGTATAATAGAGTTTCCTTGTTGAGATATAAAATCAGGTATAATTCTACTAACTCTCATAATGTTTTCACCATCACCTCTAAGGTCTCCTAAATTAGTTGCAGCTCCTCTTACAACTTTTTGTGTAATATCATAATCTCCAGAAGTAATATTAGCAGGAATTGCTACAGCTGTAGTTGCTGCTTCTTGTTGATTGACTCCTGTTTCATGTTCAAAATAAATTGTAGTACCATCTGTATTTCCTTTAACGTCAAATGATGTGTCAAAACCTGCATTATATTTAGTTGCATGTGGTAAACCAAACACAGAAGAATCTTCCCATGTTGTTCTAGGAAACAATGTGCTGGCATTTGTAAACCATATAGGTCTTTTAGCTGTTGAGTCTAGATAACTATAAGTAACAGATCTAGTATTTACATTAGATGTAGCGGTTGGATAGAACCATGTGATTTCACCAAACAAGTTATTAATACCACAGTAAATTAATTGATTAGATGTTGTGTTAAGATCATCATAAACATAATCTTCAACCAAGCAATCCATAGATTCTAGCTTACCAGTATATCTAAAGAAACCGTTATCAGACATCCAGTACGCAGCACCGTCAACTTCTACAGCTGCATTCATACCAATCAGTCCACAGTTAGTACCAACTTGTTCAAAAGCAAATGTAAAAGGAGTTCCAACAAATCGCATAGTAAATAAAGATGTATCAGTCCAAATGTATATTGCATTTCTACCAAGTGTTGCACCCATGATCCGTGATCCGGCGGCCAGTCTTTGTGTACCAGCACTGTTTTCAGCTGTAGGTGTGTAATCATTTATATTTTCTTGAGAAGAAAATCTTATGAACATATCATCTTGTGTAGTTTTGTCTCCAATAGTTTTTTCTGTACCAAAGAAAACTAAGTGACGATCGGGTGTAGATACTATCATATCACGTGACGCTGTTGGTGCACCTGATATAATTGTAGCTCGTGTTGATGTTGCATTAGTTGCATCACCATCCCATTCAAAACATTCTCCGTTATGTATCAATGCTATTAATGTTGATCCTAAGTTGTCCAAGGACCATAGGCCAGGATCTGTTACTGAGTCAGTGTTGGCTGCAGCTGATCCCCATCCAGTCCAGCTAGATGTGTTGGTTACTGTTGCACCATTACTGTGAGCTGCTTTAGTAGAGCCTCTTGCTCCTCTTGTAATACCTGTTAAATTATTTCCTGACACACCGGTGTATGAAATTTCTTCATTATCTACTTGAATGTAGTTTGTACCTGATGATGGAAAACCAGTTGTACTTGTTAATGTTATACTTGTTCCTGATCCACCGGTACCAGCAGTGTCATTTAATAATGCTCCATTTAAAGTTGTAGTTAATGATCCTAAAATATTACCACTCCATAATGATATACCCCAACCAAAAGCTCCTATTTGTTCAGCAGGTCCTACGTGGTAGTATTGATAATACTTAACACTTCCAGATGTAGTGGCACCTGAACCTGTTTCATTACTATCCATTGTAATAGTTATTTCATCAGTAGCCGGTACACTTGTTACCATATATTTTACATCATTAAAATCTGCTGCTGCGTAATTAGAATTAGTTGCAGCTGAAAAATCGCTAAATGTTATAATATCTCCAGCTACAAATGTATGTGCTCCTGGAAAAGTAATAGTAACTGTTGGAGATCCATTAGTTGTTGTAAAACAATTTGATATGGTTGTGCCTGATGGATTAACTAGTGGGTGTATATCGTAGTATACTCCTCCAGAATATACATATAAAATTCTATTGGTTCCTATTGCTGCAAATTTAGTAGATGCTTTGTTTACAAAATGATGTAAACCCCTAGCTGCACCTGTAAGTTTTGATTCACCTAATTGACTCCAACCACCTATTTTTTCAGGTGTACCATATCTAAAACGAACATTTTCTCCGTCTATCCATTGAGACTCAGCACCTGTAGATGTAACTTGTTTATTGAACCCTGGTAAGAATCCTAGTTTTTGTAACATATAACCTCATTATAATACTATTTTATACCTGATGGTAGACCCAACATAGGTCTTCCGTCAAATCTATTTTTATCAGCAAATGGGCCATTTACATGATTATAATGTAGAAATACTTGACCGCAAATGTTCCCGTCAAAAGGCTCTCGCCAATGTTCGAGTTCACATCCACTATATACTAGCATATCTCCTACTTCAAGCAAGACTTTCGTGCCTGCTGGAGCATTGGGTTTTACAATATTTTGTCTTTCATTAACAACATTATTAGCACCTGTGCCATCTATAAATATAGGCCAAGGATCACCACCTAAATTAAGTGTTGTAGATATTTCACAACTAGGTCTATCTTTGTGTCTGTGTAAAGTATCTCCTTTTTTGTATGCTCTAGCATAGGAATAAGTAGGACATAGATCTAGGCCAGTGTGTTTTTTCATTACAGGTAACATCTTAACCATAAGAGTTTCCATAGCAAAATCACCATAACAAGAGAATGTATTTGGTATCTGTTTATCGGTCCATGTTCCAAGGATCGGGGACTGTGAGTGTATGTTATGTTCGTACATATAACCTACTGCATCTCGTTTAAGTAGGAAATAGTTTAATATAAAGTTAGCTAGATCGTATGATACAGCGTTCTTTATTACTTGATATTTATTAGTTTGAAAACTCATACAAACATACCTTTCTGTAAAAAATTAAATGATACAGATATTCTTATATCATTAGATTCGTTAGGATCAACACAGTGCATTAACCAAGAAGGAAACATAATACATCTTCCAGCAATAGGTTCGTAATGTGTTTCTCTAAATAGTCTTGCAGGAACTGGTCCTT